CAAAAAGTGTTTGGCAAAGCCTCCTTTGCTTATTCCTCTCGCACTCCTCTCACCATTCCACCTCCCCCTGTCGCTCCTCCTGCCCCACTGCCATTTCCTCCTTATTTTCCTTTTTCATCTGATTGCCGTGGCTATACCTACACCGAGAAGCTCGAGGCAATGGAAAAAGCTTTCGCTCATCTCCAGCCTAGCTTTATGGACTCTTTTGATTTCATGCGTGCTCATGCAGGCCCCGCTCCTACTGCTGCCCCTTCTGGTACTCCACCTCCTCCGCCCCCACCTCAACCGCCGAATGCTGCTGCCCAACATGCTGCTCTTTTCAATCCCCCTCGTCTCTTCGGTCCTGCCCAGCACGTCCCAGCCCTCCCCCCTCATCTTCCCACTCCTGCTGGCAACCTGCCCAACATTCCGATTCTCGATGGTACCAACCCACGTCCGCTCAACGGCCTTGAGGCTGCGTTTAAACGCATTAGTGATACTATTGGTCTTGCTCCTGTCCTCGACGCCGTGTCCACTACCTATGATCTTACCCGCGCTGCTGGCATCAATTTGATGTCTCCTGTTCTCGATACTCTCCAGACACTGCTCGACTCCATCGGTAATATTTTTGCTCAAATGAATGCTCCTCCTTCCATTCTTTATGATCTCATTTACATTACTCTTGGCGTCTACCTTGCTTACTCTGCTGAATCCACCGCCCTCAAACTCATTGGTATCGCCGTTGCTGGCCTCCGCTCTGCTCCCATCATCAAAGTTCTCTTCGAAAAATTGACTGCTATGTATCACGCTCATTCCGATACTAGCACCTCAGTTGGTCCCATCGAAGCAATCACTCTTGCCGTCAGATCCGTTCTTGGAAAAGATGTTGATGAAGTCCGTTTCAAAGCTGCTGCCCTTCAAGCTCGCAACTACACCACCATTTTCACTGGTACTGCCAAAGTAATTGCCTTCGCCGTCGCTCTCTTCACCTTCATCATCCCCCCCATCTTCCATTACTTCACTGGCCGCTCCTGGAACCAAACCACTGATGGTCGCAATCTTCAAGTCCTCAATGAACTCAATGCCACCTCGAAACTCCTTCACACTTCACAATACAAAGATGACAAACTTCTCTCTCTCATTGAACGTCTCCATGTCACCTACAACAATCTCCCCCATGAAGGTCCTCGTTTCGACCGTGTCTCCACCACTTATGCTGAGGCTCTTCGCAACTTTTCCATGTACTATGGTTCCTCCGTTGGAAAACATACTCGCATTCTCCCTGTCTCCCTGTTTTTCACTGGCCCACCTGGTACTGGAAAATCCACTTGCACCGAACCCATCGCTCGCGCTCTCAACCGTCTCCTCCATCACAATGAATTTGATATTTACTACCCCATTCCCGAATCCCCATTCCACGACAACTATCACAATCAAAGTGTTACTGCTATTGATGACTTCCTACAATCTGCTGATCCTACTGTTGTGCAATCCTCTGCACTCAGCTGGTTTAACATGGTTAACAGTCTATCATTCCCTCTCAACATGGCTCAACTTGAAAACAAAGGTACTACCTACTTCTCTTCCCTCTTTGTTCTCACTTCCACCAATCGCTCTATCGATAGTGTTGCTAGCATTCTCACCAACCCTGATGCCACTCGCCGTCGCGTTCACATTGCCGTTACTCTCAAACATCTCTCTGCTCCTTCTACTCCCATGTCCCACACCTTCACCGTTACCACTTGTGATGGACAATACAATGATGCTGATATGACAATGCAAGAACTCATTGGATGGGTTTGGAACCGTCACCAAATTCACAAGACTCATCATGAAGCTGGTAAAAACTACACTGACAACTTCGACATTCTCTACCCTCCTACTGTCGTTGATCCTGTTGCCACTGGTTTAACCGATGCCGTTGATTCCATCACTGCTGCCCACTCCAAAGCTAAATTCGACGATCTCACCACTGACGACCTTGCTCCTGTCCCCCCTTCCTACTGCAACTCTCTCGTCATGACCGTTCGTCGCATTGGTTGGAATCTCTCGTATCCTGCCCGTTTCTATCGTCGTGTCCTCACTCGTGCTGAACAAGTTACAGATAATTTCTTCGCTATCTCCGAAGTTGCTGTTACTGCTCTCCGCGTTGCTTTCGCTAGTGCTTGTGCTGCCCTCCTCGGCACTCTTGGTTATCTCGCCTACAAAGGTCTCAAAAAGATAGGTGCTCCCTCTCACACCGCCCTATCCGAATTTGAAGTCTTTGAAAACGAAGCTCACTCCACCATTCCTCGCGTTACTCAAAAGAAACAAGCTGTTCACAATCGTCCTCTCCAGTTCCACACCACTCATGCTCACAACGCTATTGATCAACTCCCTATTGTTACCAAAAATGTTGTCCACTTTTCTATCGCCGGACAACATCACTACGCTACGTTCATCAAAAGTCGCTCATGCTTTACTGTCGCTCACTCATTCTTAGGTGCCCACATGCCCACTGTCACTCTCGTCGTCAACAATGTTACATACAACTTCCACAATGAAGATTACACTCATACTGTCCTCCGTGATCTCGATCTCGTTTTCTTCACCTTCCCCAATGTTGACTCCAATGGCCAATCCTTCCCCGAATTCAAAGATATTTCTTCTTACCTCTTTGATGCTGACTTCCTCCACGGATCCGGTGCAGTTGACGCATTCCGCGTCTTTCCTACTCTCTGCACTGAGACCACTCTCAGCCTTACTCGACAAGCCATTGCTTACTACCATGACGATTCTGACCGCACCATTCTTGGTCTCTACCTCCTCACCTCCCCTACCTCATCCCAAGCTGGTTTCTGTGGTGCCCCCTACGTCTCTCGTGATGCTATCGATGGAAAATGTCTTTTAGGCCTCATCGTTGCAGGTTCTCCCTACCATACCTGCATACGCACTGTCTCCTCTACTCTTTTCCGCGATCTCATGCTCAAACATTCCACTCCCACCGTTGCTCATTCCCGCAAACTCGTCCCCGTCACTGAAGGAAAGTTCAAGATGGGCCAAACCGCTATGTACCAGATTGAAATTGATAACATTCCTCAGCATCTTTCATCTATGCCTAGCGGCCATGGCTTTATCCCCAATCCTCGTGCCAACGCCTCCCTCGTTGATCCCTTCTGTCCTGCTCCTCTCTCTGGACAATTCCTCCATGAAGGTGTCATGAAAACTCCTCTCGAAATTGCCTGTGGAAAGTTTCAACGTCCTCCTCCTGAGCTCGAATACCCACCCTCAATGATCAAAGAAATTGTCCATGATGTTCTCCAACGTCTTCTCGGCAATCCTACTGAAACTCGTCTCTCCCCCCTCACTGCTGCCGAAGCTTACTGGGGTACCTCTACCATCCCCGGTTTCGATCCAAACTCATCCCTCGGTTACCCTCTCAAGAAGCAATTCAAAAACCATCGTGCCCTTCAAGAAGCTTTTCCCGACCGCACTCTCCTCCCCATGCCCCTCATGGACGGTCTTGAAGACATTCAAAACGACAACTTTGCTTTCTATCCTTTCTGTGGTTCTCTCAAAACAGAAATAATAGACTCCGAAAAAGCTGCTCGTGGAAAATGTCGCCTCTTCTACGCTGGTTCTACTGAAATGAATCTTCTCATTAAGATGTACTTTGGTACTTTTGCCGAAGCAATTCATCGTGGCTCTCTCCGCAAGACTTCTTGTGCTGTCGGTACCCCCTTTGGTATCGCTGACAAGGACCGTTATCTTGTTGACCAGTTCCGAAAGAATTCCGACAGCATCTGCGCTGATGGTGATCTTCAATGGTTTGATGGATCTCACTTCTGGCAAATTATCTCCTTAATGCTAGAAGGTGTCCTCGCTTATTACCACCCCATCCATCATGCCATCATGCGCAAAATCTTCCACAACATCTACCATCCCCACGTCGCCCTCGGAATGATCATCTATCTTCTCAAGAACTGCATGCCCTCTGGTGCTTATGCCACTGCTGAATTCAATTCCCTCTATCTTGAAATTCAAATCCGTTGTGCTCTCAAAACAATGGGTTGCCTTCAAGATCTCAGTTTCCTCTGCACCTATGGTGATGATTTCGTTCTTTTTATGAAGAAAGGCTCCAACTTCAATGGAAAGCTCTTCTGTAAAACCATGCGTGCTCACGGTTTGTATCTCACTACTACCGACAAAGCACTCGAATATCCCGATTCCATGGAATATGACAAGCTCTCCTTCTGCAAGCGTTACCTCATCAATGGTGCCTTCGTTCTCCCTCTCTCTCATCTCATTTCTGCTGGTGGTTGGAAGAAGAAGTCCAAGATGTACGATACTGGCCTCATGGCTATTGGCGCTGCTCTATACGAAGCTACTCGTTACAACGACAATCATTACACTTTCAAACTTGTCCTTGAACACTACCTTCAAAATACTACATACACTCGCCAAGAACTTATTGATGCCTCCGCTATCACATTCGCGCATTCTGCCCCTTCTTCTCCCCCAACAAACCCACCGCGTGAAATCAAAAACGCTATCCACACTCACGATCTCCTTTCCAATTCTGACTTCCCCGACCTCCCCCATCCCTCCGTCCTCGAAACATGTCCTGAGTGCCATCACTCCACGCCCTCAGAGTCTAGTTCTGAAGCTTCCGAACCTTCCCCTCCTGCTGATTTTGAACTCGAACCAACTGCTGACGAAGCTAGACTCCTCAGACTCCATGACTGGATTTCCGATGCTGCCGAACGCGTTGGTGATGACCTCCCCGTCTTTCCCGATTCCGCAATCGATCCTGAATTCCCCGATCCCTTTGCTTCTAGTCAGCCTTCCAACGGACACTCTTCCCCTTCGCGTTCTACTACTGTTCCCGATCTCATCTTCTCCGGAAATATGGTTTATCCAGGATGTACTCGCAATTCCTGCGACATTCGCGGCCCTCATACCCATGACACTGGCTCCTGTGTCGAATGCGGTTCTCGCACCCCCGATCATGCCCGCCCCTGTCCTGTACTTATCGATCCCGAATACTCCTCTGAAGCCACCTCTCAATCTTCTGATCCATCCATCAACATTGCCGAATACGAAGCCATCATGGAAGGAGCTCGATTCCCTTACGTTGTTCCTGTCGAGCGTGCCCCCACCCTCGACCACCAACCTGCTCCCCTTGCTGGAATCGCTCCCACCGATTTCTTTGGTCAACGTCAACCCAATCAGGCTCTTACCTCTACCTTCATGTTTGATGATGTGTCCATCAATCTACCTTCCGCTCATCTCAATGTCATACATGGCCGCGCCAACTTCAGTTTTTGGGGTGCTCTTAACGATATTGTCACCATTCGTGGTGTTTCCTACATTCGTCGCCCCGAGGCTGACTTTCGTGTCCCCTATCCTGTTTGGCTTGCCATGGAGGAGTCCTTTCAGCTCCGCTATGCATACGGTCCCCGTTCCGAACGCGGCTTTCCATCCGTCGAGTACCGCAATGCAATTGACGGTATTCTCCTCAACACACCCAACGTCATCCATGCTCTTACTCAGTCGGAGTGTGTTGGCAGCGTCGTACGCTCTGATCAATTTCCCCTTGCCAACCTTCCTAATGCCGTCACTCTCGCAGACGGGATTACGTGGCAGGTCAACTACGATTCCCCCATCATGCTCTTCTGTCCGAACGTCTCACATGAATATCCGGATGTTGTTCTTGCTTATCTTCGTCGCCCAGATCGTGTCATTACTTGTTCTCTTATTGATTCCGTCGCTACGCTCTACCCAGGACGTGACATGGAAGAGCTGATTGAATTTTGCATCGACTTGCTTCACCCTACCCCCAAGCAAGAACGTCGCATCATTCGCCAACTCCTCTGTTCTCATGCCCATTTCATTGGTCTCAGAATGTCAACCTTCTTCCATCTCAATCACGTTTTTCGCGTCATCGCAGATATCCTCTTCATCCCCATTCATGTCGTCAAACAAAACTTTCGATTCTACAGCCGTCTTGCTAAAGAATCCGTTCTTGTTGGCGTCGGATCGCTCGGCATTTTCATTGTCTGGCTGATCAACAAACTCCCTCTCCCCTCCTCGGTGAAACAGCGCGCTCTTAAGCTGCTTTTCCGTTAACACTGTCTCTTTTAAGTCCTGACCGCCAACAGCCCCTGGTTACGCTGTTCATGTCACAAAACTATTCCCCAACCCTTCGCATCTTTACTTCTTACCTGTGCGTCGCCTTCCTCTGCAAAGAAGTCGCAACTTTTTGATTAGTAGCTTAGACACCTATTCATTTTCTTAATATCTAGTCTACCGATCCTGCCTCTGCAACCCAATCCCCCGATGCTGTCATCCTTGACACCGCCCCCACCGACTCCCAATTCGTCTCCCTTCATGGAATCGACGAGGAACACTTCCCCGATCTCGCCATCGCTCACCATACCGAAGGCCTTTCTTACCCTCATCTCTCCCCCGAAACACTCACCCGTGCTTACATGGTCTCTCAGTTCACTGTCTCATCTACCCAAGCTGCTGGTGCTGGAATAAAGATTCTCTGTCCCTTTTCCATGCTCCGCAACAATGACAACAACTGGCAAATTATGAAGTACTACCGCTCCATTTCCTGGGACGCCATAGATATCAAGGTCCTCGTATCAGGTACCGCCTCCACTCTTCGAGGTGCTCTTCGCGTCACCCCACACACCCATATGGTTGGATGTCTCACCTCAGTTAACGTCTGGGCCGCTGATATCTTTCGCGGCTCGACTATTCCCACTGTCGTTGTCCCCTTCAACCGTAAGGATTGTGTGGAACTCTCAATCCCCTGGAACTACAATGTTCCGAGTTTTCAAAACGATATGACTCTTACCTTCGATGCCAATCGTTATCAAACTCCTACCATGCTTACCTTTGCTGTCGATCAAGCTCTCGGTAATATCACTGACACTGTCTGCACTCTCACGTACAGTGTCTGGATGAGTTTCAAGAATCCCCGTCTTTATGACCCCTGTCTATCTCTTGGTGGTGCTCCTGCAGTCTTTGCTGCAACCATCACGGATACCCCCGCTTACTCATTCATTACCGGCGCAACATCTCGCGGTGAAGCTGCCCAAAAGTCCAAGGAAGGTCTAGTCACAGGCGCAACCCGTGTCGTATCCGAAGTGGCTTCGGCTCTTAGTTCTCTTCCCGTCGTTGGACCTGCTGCTGCTGCTGTCAGTGGACTCGCATCCACTGCTTCTTCTGTCGCGCGCATCTTCAACTGGGACAAGCCTACTTCCGTCGACTTCGCATCCTACACTAGCTTACGTATTGGTGACCACCTCATTTCTACCTCAGGTCTTGACCCTTCTGCTGTCATGAACGTTGATCCCACAGCTTCAGAAGACATCTCTCCTGCCCTTTTTGGTATGGATCATGATGTCGGAAATATCCACCCTTCCGCATCTGCCTATTCTATCCTCAAAATAGGGCAGTATTTGTCTACTGCTGCTGATGGTGATCCTATCGTTCGTTTCCCCGTCAACCCTGGGCTTGCCGTTGTCAACGCTGCTCCCCTTAACTCCTCGTCCAATCTGTCCTTTGTTTCTCAATTCTTCAATTTTTGGCGAGGCGATCTCCGCTATCGTTTCACAACCCATTGTGACGTTTTCACCAACGCCAATGTCGTCATCACCCTTTCCAACGTTTCTCCTACTAACGCTGCCTCCCCCTATACTGCCTTGAACAATCTTCGTTCCATGGTGACTAAAGTGACTGGATCAACAGTCATAGAGTTCACCGTTCCATACCATGGTATGAGAGAATGGGACGTTGTCCGTCAGTCCTCTACTGAAGATACAACCGTCCGCTATTGTGTAGGAATTTACTGTACCACCGCCCCCACTCGCTCTGGTGTCAAGTGCAACCTTGACTGGACCCTTGAAGTAGCATGCAGTGACGACCCTTCTCGTTTCCAGCTATGCGAACCATCTGATCACAAGTTCTTTGCTCATGGCGCCGCCACCCTCCTCGGCGGTAATCCACAAGGTCTATCTCATGTCTCTTCTGCCATGATCCCCATCAATTCTATGCGTGAACTCTTCCGCCGTTATAGTTTCATCAATCCTCTGGTGATACCCGGCTCCGTTCTCGAGTTCAATCCTAACACCGCCAATCCTATGATGTGGTGGTTGCATAGATTTGTAGGTTTCCGTGGCAGCGTCCGAATGACCTTCTACATTCCCAACAATTCCAACATGTTCGGCTATGTAAATACGCCGGGCGCTCTCAACCCTGGTGCGACCACCTCTGGTATTGCCGGTATCATCTACAAGGATGGCACTTACAATCCCGAAGTTTCTCTAGAATTGCACACTATTTCTACCAAGCTTTGGGCGTTCACTCCCGCTGCCGGAGTATCATTCCCGACGAATTTCCAGACTTTCCAAATAGTCTTCGCCGGTTCTGGTGCTCCAGCATCCAATCTCACAGTCATGGGTGCCCTAGGCGATGATTTCTTCGCTGGCATCTATGCCCCTCTGTCCACTTACTAGTTTCGTTGGAGCTGTACTACCCCAAAAAACAGTTCACCTTTTCCCGCATTATGTGAGGGCAACCCCGCATCATGCACAAAAATTTCCGGATTACTTATTATCAAAATAATCGCTTTAGGCCAACTTTCTGCCCCGGTGACAAAAATTTATTTTTGTCATAAAGTTTAC